CATTAACCCTATGAAACGCCTGTGTATGGATGGCAAGCCAGCATTTATGATAAGCCCAAAGTGTAAAACGTGGCGCAAAGGTCTAGCGGGTGGATTCTGCTATAAAAGAAAGCAAGTTGCAGGTGATGAACGCTATCACGATGAACCGGACAAGAATAAGTATTCTCATGTATGTTTTGTGGCTGGGACAATGATCTCGACTCCGTTTGGTTATATAGATGTAGCGTTGTTGAAGGAAGGTGATTTAGTTAACACGCCATTAGGCGCTAGAAAGATTTTAGCTACAGGCAGTCGAAAAGCTTTAACTATAGATGCTGGGTTTGCAAGGTGCACACCAGATCATCCTGTTTGGACGCTAAATGGATTTATTCCAGCTGATGCGGTAAAATACAGATTTATTTCAAATGAGGGTAGGTTATGGTCATACCATTGGAAGTTTTACCGATTAGGTCTAGCGCTAAAAACAAAATTTATGAGTTTAATGGGGTTAGGTTTTATAAAAGAGACGGGTATTATAAAAGCGTTGATTCAAAGTATTTGCACCGCGAAGTATATATTTACCACAAAGGTAAGATACCAGATAAGCACGATGTTCACCATGTTGATGGGAATACCTTTAATAACTCACCAGAAAACCTTATTTGCCTACACAGTAGCGAACATCACAAGAGGCACTGGAGAGAAGATAGGGATAATAGGGAAAAAACAGCTCTTCGTAACATCGAAAAGGCGCAGAAGGAAGCAGTTGAGTGGAGAAAACGTAACCAAGACAAAGCCAGAGAAATTGGCAGGAAAGGGGCAGCGGCATTATTCGCGAAAAGCACTATCGTTAAGAAAGCTTGCGTGGAGTGCAATGAAGAATACTCTGTTAGGTCAACATCTGCATCCAGAAGTAAATGGTGCGGTCAAAGGTGTAGAGCAAGAACATATAGAAGAGAGGGTCGTATATAGCATTGAAGTTGAAGAAGCTCATTGTTATTACGCCAATGGAGTTCTAGTTTCTAATTGCGAAGCCGGCGAATATGGTTTATTAGCTTGTGGAGAAGGTAGAGCAGCTCTAAAACGTGAGTCTACAGAGTTTGCAAAGCCAATTGTGGCAAGAACTGACTTTGATCTATTCGAATGAAACCTAGTGAAGAAGTGTCAGAAAATTGGCATATTGTATTTATAAACGCAGAAAACGACAATATTTTGACGAAGTATCTTCAAAAAGGCTTCCAACATGTGTATGCTATGAGGGAAACAGAAGGGGGATATTTATGGCAAGTTATAGACCCGACACAATCTCATATTCATTTATCGCTGGTATCAACGAATGATTTTCCACATCCAAGGCTATATGCTGGGGCTGACGCTGTGATTATCCCTGTGACTGTTCATATATCGCGTAAGTCTAAAATGGCTCGTTTATGCGTGTTTAATTGTGTAGAAGTAATCAAAGGCGTGCTTGGTATTAAAGATTTCTTTATTCATACGCCGTATCAGTTGTATAAATATTTAATCAACAAGGGGGAGGTATGAGCAAAGTTCTAGGCGGTAAACCAAAAAGACCAGATGACAGCGCACTGAAGGCACAGCAGAAGAAAGAAGAGTTGAGACTTGCTGAAGCAGACGATGAAGTCGCTAGACGTAAAGCAATGGCAACAAGCAAAGCAGCCGGCCGATCATTGTTAGTGTCAACGTCAGGACGTGGCACTAGCGGAATGTCAAATAAGCTAGGCGGTGACTAATGGAAACACCGAAGGGGCTAGGCTCAGTTACAGACTTAATCAAGCGCTTTGATGAAGCTGCTCGTATTCGTGAGCTGTGGCGAGCATTGCACCAAGAGGCGTTCGATTACGCAGCACCTAACCGTGAGACGTTTAATGATCATTCGCAGGGTCAATCAAAGAACCGTCAAGTTTATGACTCTACCGCTGTCCTAGGACTGCAACAATTTGCTAATCGAATACAAGGCGCATTTATGCCACCTTGGCAAAAGTATTTGGAGTTCGTGGCTGGTTCGGATATACCAGAAGCAGACGAGGATAAGGTAAATGAAGACCTTGAAGAGATTACCTCTCAAGTATTTGCCGAGCTTAACCACTCAAACTTCTATACAGAAATAGCACCGACACTGATTGATCTAGGTATTGGCACAGGCGCTATTGCAGTAGAAGAGGGGGATTTTTCCAAGGGCGAGGCGATAAGGTTCAGCAATATACCTTTAGCCGAGTTATACCCGGAGAAGCCGCCTTCTGGCCCAATTGAGAGCACATGGCGCAAGCAAAAGGTCAAGCCTTCGCATATTAAACGACTATGGCCAAGTGCGGAATTACCTGAAGCGTTAGCAAAACTAGCGGATGAAGAATCATCGAAAGAAGTAGAAATACTTAACGGCGTACTCTTTAACCCTAAAGATGGCAAATATCATCAAGTCATCATCTACAAGCCGCTTAAAGCCTTAATATTCACCCAATCATTCAATAGCAAGCGTGTTATTCCTGTGCGATGGCATGTAACACCGGGCGAGGTCTATGGACGTGGCCCCATTGTCCAGATGATCGCAGACATTAGAACAGCTAATAAGGTGCGCGAATTCACGTTAAAGAACGCAGCAATTCAAATGACTGGGGTTTATACGGGCGTTGATGATGGGATTTTTAACCCCCATACCGCACGAATAGCACCGGGCGCGATACTTCCAGTGGCTAGTAATGCAAGCGGTAACCCTTCGCTATCAGCACTACCAAGAGCAGGTGATCTTGGTTTAGGTGGCGCGTTACTCGAAGATTTGCAAAACGGCATTAGAAAAGCTCTATTTGCAGACCCAATGGGCGATTTAACCGACCCGGTACGAACAGCAACAGAGATTACGCTAAGAAATCAAGACATGCTTAGAACTCAAGGCGCGAGTTTCGGTAGATTAAAGACAGAGCTTATCGAGCCATTGATGACGGCTGTTATCGACATAATGCAATCATTGGGCAAGGTGCCTGATTTGCGAGTTGATGGTAGAGAGGTGACAATTCGAATGAATATCCAACTAGCAAAGGCAGAAGGGCAAGAGGATTTCCAAAATAGCCAATTGTGGCTTAGCTCAGTAGTTCAATCATTACCGCCTGAAGTAGTGGCCGCTTCGGTCAAGATCGAAGATTTACCGCGTTATTGGCAAAAGACATTGGGTGTTCCTGCTTCATTAGTAAGATCAGAAGATGAAGTGAAACAAATTACAGAATCCGTACAACAAGCGGCGGAGCAATCAATAGAGCAAGGAGGTCAAGTTGCAGGATAGGAATTTCTTTGATGAACTTGGGATTGAAGTAGATCAAGAAGAAGTACGCAAGCAAAAGGCAGAGCTTCAAGCTAAAGCTGAGAAGATCGACTACTTGATTCATGCTGTTTTCGAGCAGAACGAGAAAGGCAAAGAGCTTCTAGCGATGTGGAAAGAGGCTTTGATCTTAAATAGCACAGCAGAGCCAAACATGGGATATGTCGAAATTGGTATTAATGAAGGTCAGAAACGTTTTATCCGTCAAATATTATTAACAATCAAGCGCGTGGAGTCAGGCAATGAGTGAAGAAAACGAACAAGTAGAAACAGTAACAGCCGAGCAACCAGCAACCGAGCAGGTAACGCCTGAGCAAAAAGACCAGAAAACTAACGAACAGTTAGTTGCTGAAGCTGTTAATGGTGAACAAGAAACCCCGACATGGAGCTATAACGAGGGCATAGCTGGCGAAGGTGAGCCGCCTGAATGGTTCAAAGCTGATAAGTATAAAACAGTGTCAGAACAGGCTAAGGCTTACACAGAGCTAGAGAGTAAGTTCGGCTCGTTTACCGGGGCACCTGAAGACTACGCACTTGAGCTGAGCGAATCGCTACAAGAGCAAGGCGTACAGATTGATGATGATGACCCAATCTTGGCAGAAGCTAAAGAATTTGCTAAAAACTCAAACATGAGTCAGAAAGGCTTTAATGAAATGGTCGAGTTGTATGCAATCACAAAGATCGCAGAGGCTCAAGCATTAGAACAAAGCAAGCAAGATGAAATAAAAGCTCTTGGTAATAACGCACAAACACGACTAAATAACCTTAGCGCGTGGGCCAGTGCTAATCTAAGCGAAGATTTGGTCGAAGGCTTCCAGCAGATGACAGCAACCGCAGCTAGTGTAAAAGCACTAGAGCACATAATCGGGCTAACTCGTTCGGCGCCGTTATCATCCGCTGATCTTCAAAGTGCTGGCGGTGTAACTGAAGAAGAAGTTAAGTCAATGTTATTTGCTAAGGATGAATTTGGTAATAGAAAGATCAATACCGACCCTTCATTCAAAGCAGAATACGAAAAGAAACGTGACGCCTTGTGGGGTTCAGGCGAGCATCGTGTTGTGGTGGGTGGCTAAGATGGCTGTTAGATCAATTAGAAAAGTCATTCGATGATGGCAGCAACTAGGGCGTTAACGTCAAGATGAACATCGTCAATAAGTTGACACTATAGAAAAATAGTATTAATATCTAGCCAACTTCTATCCGATACCCTCTTATGGCCGGAATTGTGGAAGGCAGACTAAAAGATTAGTTAAGCCACCCGATTTCGGTCACTGGTGAAACTAAACAAAAGTTTTATTAAAATATAAGAGGTTATTAAAATGAGTAAATTTCTATCTAATGCCGCTGTTATTGAGTTCGACCAAGAGGTTAAACATCAATATCAAGGGCAAGGCAATCTACGGGAGACAGTCACTAACCGAACAGGGGTAGTCGGCGAGTCTTATAAATTCACACGCATGGGCAAAGGTGTTGCTAATCAAAAGGCATCGCAAGCAGACGTTACGCCTATGGATATTGGGCATGATCGCCAAACAGCTACCTTAGCCAACTGGAACGCGCCTGAATACACTGATATTTTCGATCAAGCAGAAGTTAATTTCGATGAAAAGCAAGAATTAGCAATGACTATCGCTAATGCTATTCGTCGTCGTGAAGATCAAATTATCATTGATGCAATGGCAGCAGTAACATTCGCGGCTACTAACGATGAGAACCCTGATACTGGTCGAGTCTTTGATATTTCAGCTACACGTAACTTTGATTTATCCGCTATTCGTAGCGCCGCTGGTCACTTGGATGATATTGAGGCTGAATCTTCAGATCGCTACATTGTGTTACGCGCCCAAGCTCTTCAGAAGTTACTAGAAGATACCACTGTTACTAGCTCAGACTATGGCGTTGTTAAAGCCTTGGTTGATGGTGACCTAGATTCTTACATGGGTTTCAAGTTTAAGAAGATCGGCACACGTACTGAGGGCGGCTTACCGGGCGCAGCATCCGACCGTGTAGCATTTGCTTATCAGAAATCAGCTATTGGCCTTGCTATTGGTCTTGATATGAAAACGACTATTGATTGGGTAGCACAGAAAACGTCTTGGTTGGCGAATGGTATCTTTAAAGCTGGTGCGGTTGCTCGTGAGCCACAGGGCATCGTTAAAATTCAATATGACGAGGGGGTATAATCATGGCTTTTGCATTATCTGGATTCTCACCTGACGGTCGCGCTAATGGCGTGCGTATTCATACGTATAGCTCAGCAGACGCAATCGCAACGGTGAACACATCAGGTTACTTTAACGATCTTTCAGATGTATTGAATGTTCGTGACGTGATCTTAGTTGTAGACACGGCCACACCCACAACGTCTTTTGTAAGCGTTTTGAGTAATGCTTCAGGTGTTGTTGACGTGTCAGATGGTTTAGCAGTAACTGAAACGGATACTGACTAAATAAGGGAGGGTATGCGCCTCTAATTGGGGCGCATATCATTAACATCAGGTTAACGCCTGAATCAAGGGGGAAGTGTGGCGACAGATATTAGTATATGCTCAAACGCATTATTATTAGTTGGTGATGACCCTATATCTTCATTCACCGAAGCAGGTGCCGGGGCAACTGTATCGGCTAACTTGTACCCTACTATCTATGAATCATTATTATCTTCACATCCTTGGTCATTTGCTTTTAAAGAGCAAGAGTTAAGCAAGCTCTCTCAGGCACCAGACAAAGAAACAGGATTTAGCACAGCGTACCAGTTACCAACTGATATGCTCAGGTTGTGGCGAACAATGCCGCACACTAATTACACAATAAGCGGCTCATTACTTTATTGTAACGAGTCGAATATGATTGTTAGCTATACGCATAAGCCTAGTGAAACAGTATTACCAGCGCACTTTATTGACGCTTTACAGTACAGATTAGCGTCAGATTTTGCTATTTCGGTCACAGAAGACAGAAACAAAGCAGAGTATTACGCACGATTAGCACAATTAGCGCTATCAAAAGCTAAGAGCATAGACTCGCAAGGCAGACCACAAACAGCTATTGTGGATAGCCCATTTACAGATGTACGCAATGGCGCAACGTATTTATGAGTGACTTGTGGACTTTTCAAAGCTCAATGGTCAGAGGTGAGTTGTCGCCACAATTAACCGGAAGGATAGATTTAGCAGCTTATTACAACGGACTAAAGACCGCAACCAATGTATTAACAATCCCCCAAGGCGGCGTAAAGAAACGTTACGGAATGGAGTACCTAGCAACCGCAGAAGGAAATGGAAGGTTGGAAACATTCTCGTTTAATGTTGAACAAAATTACTTGCTGGCTTTTTCAAACGGCAAAATGCAAATATTCAAAGACGGGGTATTGCAAACAAACATCAATGGTACTGGTAATGATTACCTCGTTACGCCTTGGACGCTGGCTCAGATTGAGGAGTTTGATTATATTCAGTCAGCAGATACAATCATCATCACGCATGAAGATGTAGAAACAAGGACAATAACGCGAAGCTCAGACACAAACTGGACGATAGCAACCGCATCCCTTGTTAATATACCTCAGTATGATTTTAACGACGGAAGTAGCCCTACACCAGTTGACAACATACAAACAATTAACTTTGCTAGTCATAACTATGGCGATAGATATAAGATAAGCCTTAACGGGATATTAACCGAAGAGATTGTTCTTTCATCTAGCGATACTACGAATCAGAACGACATAGCAGACGCTTTGTTGGCTTTGCCTAATACTGGTAATACTGGTATTACCGTTGACACTGTGACAACACTTGATACTTATGAGATCACATTCTCAGGAGACTCGGCAAATAACTGGGATGAATTAACAGTAACGCCAATTTCAACCAAGAACCCCGGGTTTGAGGTAGTAACAACAGTTACCCAAACAGGTGTATCTCGTAAGGAGGACGTGTGGAGTTCTACGCGAGGTTGGCCAAAGACCTGTACTTTCCATGAGGGGAGGTTGTGGTTTGGTGGTTCAAAAGAAAGACCTGCGACTATTTGGAGCAGTCGAGTTGGTGACTTCTTTAACTTCGATCAAGGTCGGTCAAGAGACGATGAAGGCATAACAGCAACACTAGACAGCGACCAGATCAACGCAGTTACGGCAATGTTTTCTAACCGATCATTGCAAGTATTTACATCAGGCGGTGAGTTTTACGTGCCCGAATCACCTATTACACCAGAAAATATTGCAGTATTACCACAAAGTAAGTTAGGAGCAAAGCGCGCAAGACCTGTCACCATTGACGGTGTTACACTATTCATCCAGCGCACAGGTAAGGCGATTAATCAGTTTGTATTTATTAACGAGTTTCAGGCTAATGAATCAAGGTCAGTATCGGTATTAGCGCCGCACCTTATCAAAAACCCTAAAAAAATGGCATTAAGGGTGGGCACTGAAAGCTCAGACGCTAACTATGTTTTTATGGTTAATGATGACGGCACCGTGACCGTTTTTAACACACTGGCAAGCGAAAACGTAACTGCCTTCACTAGCTGGAAAACAGAAGGCGCGAGCGGATTAATAAAATCCGTAGCCGTTGTGGACTTTAAAGTTTACATGCTGGTTGAGCGATATATAGATGGAAATACAGTTTATTACATTGAAGGTGAGAACGAGTTATTGAATACCGATTCAGGTGTTATCGGAACCGGACTGGCGAGTGACACATTAACGGGACTAGATCATTTAGAAGGCGAAACAGTAAAAGTCAAGGCAGATGGCGCAGTACAAGCCGATCAAGTTGTGACATCAGGCCAAATAACTATTGGTAGAACAGCAGACACAATCGAAGCAGGACTAGAATACCAGCCTATTGTTAAAACAATGCCGCTTAATATCGGTTTGAAAAATGGTCCTAACGCAGCATCTAAAAAACGAATTAACCGTGTAGCGGTGAATATGTACGAGTCTAACGGGGTGATTGTAAACGGGCATCGTCTGGCAGATAAAACAATCGGTATAGATCAATTCGACGCACCTGCGCCACAAACAGAAACAAAACGAATCCACCTAACAGGATGGAGCCTAGAGGCGGATGTAACACTAACACAGGACACGCCTATGCCTTTTCAAATATTGAGTATCGGTCTTGAGGTAAAAACATAATGGCAACCTTAGCAGCATTACCAATTAGTAGTCAGATTGGATTAGGGTTAACAGCGGCATCGACAGCTTCGCAATACGCCCAATCTAGGAACGCAGCAACGGCAGCAAGGCAAGAGGGTGAATTTGCGGCTAAGCAAGAAAACCTAGCTGCGGTTCAACGTGAAGCTGATAGAAAAGAACGCCTAGCTAGGGCAATGGCTAGTCAAACAGCATCAGCAGGCAGTCGAGGCGTAGCAGTCTTTGAAGGCTCCCCGTTATCGGTATTACAAGAGGATATAAGGCGTGAGGAAGTAGCAACTGAACGAGATATATTCGGTTCAAAACTAGCAGCGAGTACGGCAAAGATAAGAGCAAGCAATCAATCTAAGGCACTAGGCACTCAGGCCAATATCGGTTTATTGACTGGCATGAGTGATCTGGCTAAAACATTACCGAGCAAATAAAAATGGCTGAACGATTTAACGAAACAGTTAATATAAGACAGGTTAGCTCTAATGTTGGAGGCGTTGAAGCGTCATTGTCATTGGCTAATAGGTTAGACTCGTTTCGCCAGAAGCGATTACAAGAGGCCGAACAAGCGGCCATTCAACGTGGTGTAGAGTCAGCCGGGCAGACTGAGCTTAAAAAGACTGATATTAACGGCCAGCAGGTCACTCAGGCACCGCAGAAGAAGGAAAAAAGCTTTATAGGTAGCATAGAGGTGGCAGCACATAATAAGACCCTACAAGCGGCTTATATGGCTTCATTAGATAGCGACAACAGAAACGCAGTTGCAGCAATATCGGTAGAATATAATGATGATATTACTGGATTTAATGACGCGATTGAAGGTTACCGGGCAGGTGTTTTGAAAACAGTAGACCCAGCAGCTAGGCAGATAACACAAATACAACTAGATGATAAGATCGGCTCATTAAGATCACGTATCCAGCAGAATACCTTGTTGAAGGAGCAAAAAGAAAACGACGAAACGCTTAGGTTTGCAGCACAAAGAGCAGCAGATGACGCGCTAAACCTAGCTAATGAGGGTAATACATTAGAGGCGGCTGAGTCACTTCTTGTTGCATTTCATCATATAGACGCTAGGGTTGAATCAGGGCTTTTAAATAAAGCGGCTGGGGCTGAGCAAAAGAGAGCGCTAGAAGTGGAGGCAACCGTTGAAAACATAA